GCATTACGTACTGCCGTATCTTCATCAACCTCTTTTCCTTTCCATAAGGAAGGAATATTAGTTGGTTTACCATTATTTAATTTAGGATTAGTTACAGTAATCGATACTTCAGTTGAATAAGAACCATCTGCATTTTCTCGAGCTGGATATCCATCATGTGTCTTTTGACCAGCACCCGCTTTAGAGGCGCCTTTAGCACCATCTAAAATCTTATCAGCGGCACCCCTACCATAATGACTATCAAACTCCTCTTTTAGGCCCTTAGTTAATTTACCATCTTTATTAAGAGAGATTAACTTTTCTTGATCAGCCGAAGTAACAGCTGGTGCATTAGATTTAGAAGGTGTTTCTTTAGCAGTTTCTTTTGGTTGCAATTGAGCAATAGCTTCTTCATGTTCAATCTCAGCTTCAGTCATTAACTTAGCTTTATCTGCAGCTGAAAACTTCTTAGGATCTAATGTACGGATTCTTCGTTTCTCAGCACTCAGTGTATCATCAGCTTTTTCAACACGAGTACGCATATGATCTGCATCTTTTTCTGCTTTCTTTTCAGCAGGAGTTTGTTTAGTCGTAGCACCGATTGCTTGTTGACGTAGTCTCTTTGCTCGATAGTCTGCAGTAAGCTTTGCTTGTTCAACCTTAAGTTCGTACTCAGCCAACTGTCGTTGCGCTGCTACATTATCTTTAGCAGACATCGCTTGTTTACGCATCTGATCTTTAAGGGTTTGCAGTTTTGCCGGATCATCACCAACAGCTTTAAACTTACTAGCAAGATTCATCTTCTGATCTTCAGGTAACTTACTTTTTAAAACTTCTGCAACACCCTCCTCACCTGTGGTAATAGATTCCAGAGTACGTTCAAACTGATCAAACTTAGCCTCTTCTACTTTAATAGTATCAAGCTGTTGTTGTAAAGCATTTGTTTTAGATACTTCAGCTTGTTTCTGAAATTGTTCAGCAACACGAGTACGGCCAGCACGTGCTGCCATTTGAGCAGCTATAGTGTTAACCTTAAACATATCCTTCTGATCACCAGTAGCAGACTCAGGATCAGTTGGTGCTTGGTCATAGGCTTGACGTAGGGTAGCTGATGCTGCTACATCCTCACCAACTTTTGTCGTGGCTTCATAGCCAGACTTAAAAGCTGCTGCAGGATCTATATATAATTCAGGCATAATTATTCCCTTAATTAAACTGGGCCTTGATACGCACCAGAATCGTAAGTACCAAATTGTGTATCAGAACCAAAAGATTGTTGATATGAAGCACCAGTCGAACCATACCCTGCTATATTTTGAGCGGACGATTGTTGATTAGTTGGAGCGTTCCATGCTTGTGCCATTTGATTCATACCACCTGTTAACATACCAAGACCAGAACTTGTCTGAGCAATGCCTGCTGTTTGCATACTTTTATTAGCAAGAGCTGCTTGTGTTTGTGCCATACCAGCAGCAGCTGGGGATTGGGAAGCACCAGACATCTGCATTAAGTTTGCAAGCATACTATTGTAAAACGAACCAAACGTATTTTGACCAAGAGTATTTAATGCTACTTGCTCACCCCCAGATTGTAGTTGACCAGTAGCAGCCATACCACGACTAGTGGTCTGCATACCTTGCTGTAACTGCTGTTGATATGCTGGGCTATTCATAGCAATACTTGGATCAGCCATAAGGTCTTGTAATTGTTGTGCCGCTTGTGGGCGGTACTGTGAATATGGATCATACTGACTAATGTTAGTATTACCGCCACCTGAACCACCACCAGCTTGTCCACCACTACTACCACCACTACTACCACCACTTGGTCCCATACCTAATGCATTTGTAATGCTCCCACCTGTTAGGGCGTTTATACCACCAGCTATACCAACGACTGATGCTGCGATTGATGCTGACATATTAATTTCTCCTTATAAAGACCTAGGGCTTGCCTATAATCTATAGTAATTTCTTCACCTAGGCTGCCACCACGTGCGCCAGTTATTAATCTAAGTGCTACCAGATCTATATCATTATTCTCTCGTAACACAAAGAATGCATTTGGAGTCTTAGAATGATTTGTATACCTACCTGCTGGGGTTCGTTTATCATTTAATCTAGCAGGAGCAATAACCTCACCCTCAACTATATTCCCACTAGCAAATAATCCTTTACCTTCTATATTTGAATTAGCAACAACAGCTTTATAGTTTCCATGTGGAAAAGCAATTTGATCTTCCGGATACTCAGACACTTGTCGAACCCAATCTAAATCTAAATTATGTTCTTTCATTGCTAATTTAAAATCTTCAACATCAACAGAATGATCGTGTGTTAAAAATAACTGTTGTTTCTTTACATGGTCATTCCATATATCACTCTGTGCAAATAGTTCAGCTTCCAGCTTTTCCATATCTGTTTCATCAGTATCAAAAATGTTCTGAAAGATCATCTCTTCAAGTACATATGCAACTTTCCGGCCTGGCTTACTTACAAATAACCAAGGAGCAATCTTTTCAACAACAGTACCATCATCTTTAACAAATAATGCCCTACCAGTTACCATTCTATTATAATGCGATGTCTTATGGTAATGTCCAATAACAAGAACACCAGGACCAACAGTCATTTCCCTGACATACATACCAGGATAAAACTTATGTGTAACTGGACACTCTGCTTGCTCACGCTCTAACGTAGCTTTTGTAAGGGTATCAATTCTCTCATCTAAAGTTACTACAGGCAAACTTGTCATTAATTACATTCCTTTAATTTGCTTGTTGTGGTGCTACTTGACCTGTCTCAATTTCACCAATGTTGAAATCAACTTCGGCGGCTACTAAACGTATTGGTTGGTTTTCAGTACAGAGAAACTCCCAGGCACGTCGACGATCTTGACCATTCTGATGTATCTGTGCTCGTTCTTTATTTAAATCTACTGATCTATAATTAGACCATGATTTATAATCATCACCAGTATGTCTAACCTGCAAAGTAGCTGGGACTTTATCACCAACAAGTTCAACTCGATTGTAGAACTTTCGTTTTGTAGTTCCACTATCTAATATATTAGTAATAACTTTATAATAAATAGGAGCACCAGCATCTGTATATTGTGTATCCGAGATACTATATAAAGAACCGTTATCATCATCCATTAAAACAATAGTATTGTTTACTCGTGTATAATAACTGGGTCTAAAATACTGCTCTGCATAAATACCCGGAACACCAGAACCACTTGTTCCCACCGCCCACATAGTCCAATTATGCCATACTTGTTCATTAAAGTCAAATACTAATGTAGTATTTAAATCATGTAAACTAAACAGATAAAACATATGACCATTTATTTTCATGGCATATGCAGTAACTTTACTAAAATTACTATTACCGAGAATGCGATCAATATGTGGTGTAGATATCTTTGACGGTGATGTACCATCTAATAAATAGATACCAGTACCGGTTGATTGTGAAACACCAATCCAAGCAACAGTCTGTTCAAACTGTACAATTGAATTACCATTGACACAGCCAATCTCAATCTTATACGGTGTTGCGGCAGCTAGTGGTGAGGCCGTTGCATTAGCAGCATCATAAAAAAACTCTAATGACCATTGACCAAAAGCTAAAACATAGTTAAGATGTTTACAAATACCACCAGAGTTATCGGGTTCTTGCTCCGCACTAATATAATCTAAAGCGTTCCACGAAGTTGGATCACCAACAGCACAACTATAAATACGACCATTAGGATCGCCAATAAATACATAACTATCTAAATAACAAATACCTGGAACAATTCCAGATGTTACAGGAGTAGTTACAGTTGCTAGTGTGTGCGATGTTTTAGCAATCGTATAACAATTAGTTTGATTATGAAAAAACAAATAATTACTACTACTAGTTATTGTAAAATAACACTGCTTAACTGTACCTGTAATAGTACCTATTGTTGTTGTTGCATAAGTAGTCGGATCAATTTGATATACAGTATTATTAACTACTGCAAAGATAGAGCCATCATAGTAAGCAACGCCTTGTCCATCTGAAGAAGCTAATGCTGGTGATGGATTTAAATTAATTAAACCTGGGCGTTTAATAAACTCTTTTCTACCACTACTAGACTCGAAGTAACCATTAACGTTCTTAGAATCTTTAGTTAGAGTTCCATCCCTTGTTTCTATTAATTGTGTTAATGGTATACGGTCTATTGGCATAAGCTCTTAATATTAAGGTAAGTTATTTGATGACGGATTGCCCATACGCATATCAGGCATAAAGAATGTAGAGTAGGATTCAACATCCCAACCTTCTAATTCTTCCTTATACATCTTAGCACGCAAAGCAATTTCTTGACGATGATTGCCAGGAACACTATATTCAATAGCTAGCTGATCAGCAAGATTCCAAACCAAAACATTCATCCACTCAGTGGGAAAGTCAGGGATAGCTTGTGCCGTCATAATGTCTTGCATAGGTTGTTGCACTACAAAGTGTAACTGTAAGTTAGACTGTGTATATGAATCTGGTGTAACGTATAAGTATACATTACTTGTTGTATTACGAACATCCATGTACAGTGAGTTAGGTGTACCAGTACTAAACTTAGAACCTAACATATTGTATTCTTGTTTACTCAACAACTGAATCTGTACATCATCAGTAGATGGTGTTACAGTAATGTTACGCATCCAGGCCTGAATGACCTTAAATGGTTTATCAGTATTAAGATCTACTGTCCCAGTTGAAGCTGGTCCTATAACATAAGATGTTTGTCCTGCCACAAGAGGCAACACTAGCTCATTAACCTTCCAGAGTTTTAATCCAGAAGTAGCCATCTGTTTAATGAACAGGTTTAAAGCAAGTGATGCATTAGCTATCGTAGCTACATCAGGGGTATCACCTAATTCTAAAACACCCAGCTTACGTAAAGCAAGCTGAATGATTTGATCTCTGGTAACGGTAAAAGTAGTAGACATCTAACCTCCAAAGAGTATTTTAATTGCTTTATCAAGGCCAATAGTTTGTGCTATAACAACAGCAAGGGCTCCAAGAGCTAGATATTTAATCTGCGATAGATTCTTTTCTATACTTGCCATTGTTCTAGAGAGATCAGATGTAGACTTACGAAGCTCTTTAATATCATCATCATGGTTGTCTGTCTTAACTTCTAGTCGTACTACACGATTTTCAAGAGCTTCAACTGTCATAATTAAACTTTCAATTCTTCCCATGCTACCATGGTTTCATTCCATGTGTATTGTTTACCATCAGTTGGCATCGGTGTTGGTGCATCCCAAGTCCAAGTAGATTCGTTTAATTTCCATGATTGGTATAGACTCGGTGCATAGAATACATCATGTGTTGTATCATATGTATAGCCAATACCTGCATAGTTACCACGAAGAGCAACACCACCATCTGGAGTATTATCCTGTCCATAATGAACATTACCTTTAGTATTGTAACTGGTTTGAATCCACGCACCTGGTGAAGTATCTACGAATGTAGTAAAGAACTCAGGTTCTGCTACAATGACCTGAACAACTTTACCATCTAAAACTTTAGCGAAATGGCTCATGCTGTATATGTTCCTGAAGATGTAAATTTGATAACTGTATTACTTCCGTTTGTTGTGACTGTCGGACTTCCAGTAGTTGTACCTGTATAGTTAGCTGTAGGTACTGAAAGAATCACAACCCCAGAACCACCAGCACCGCCGTTGTTTGGATTGGAACCAGCACCACCACCACCACCTGTATTAGTTGTTCCAGCAGCACCTACTCCAGTACCGTTCCCGGCACCGTTACCACCGCCACCAGCACCACCTGTACCACCAGCACCACTACTATAACCAGAGCCACCACCGCCACCAGCATAGGTTATGGCAGAACCAGTAATTGAAGATGAAGTACCAGCCCCTCCATTACCTCCATTAGTTGCGCCAGCAGAACCAACAGCACTAGAACCACCACCACCACCGCCGGTAAAGTTCCCAGTATTAATACCAGCGCCACCAGCAGACCCTTGTCCACTTGTGCCTGATCCAGCAGTATTATTGTTAACTGCACCACCACCACCTGAACCGCCTGATGCCGCTGCACCAGATCCATTAGGAGCACCACCACCACCACCAACTGCTGTTGTTAATCCAGTAATGCTTGAATTGCCTCCGGCACCGCCTACAATATTTGTACCAGTGCTTGCAGTGCCAGCACCACCAACTGTAATTGTATATGTTGATCCTGGAGTTAAATTTGTAGTACCTGTTAAAAGACCACCAGCACCGCCACCACCGCCAGCATAACCACCACCAGCTCCACCGGCTACTATTAAATAAGAAGCTGAGTAGGGAGTAGAAACTACAGCTTGCCAGGTAATACCATTCCAAATCTCATATTGGGTTAGTGTTGTATTCCAACGGCTTGCTCCTACTACAGGTGTTCCTGGTCTTTGTGCAGTAGTTCCACTAGGTGGATAAAAAGCACCAGTATAGGAAGAGTTATCAATTAAACCACTAAACACGTTGTCTTGGTCTTTCCAAGGAATCGCATTTAATTCAGCAGCAACTAGGCGAAGTTCAACACGATCACCTGTACTAAAGGCAGAAGCAGTTGTACCATCTTGTGCCCTAGTAATTGTAAATGTATCTGTTGATCTTGCTGTTACTTTAACAATCTCAATTGGTGTACCCGAAAGACCCTGCAGTGTGCAGTAGAAATATTGTGACCCAGTCAGGACTGGAAACAAAGCACCAGCACCACCAGCAACTGTAAGGGATGTGGCTACGTTAGTAATACTAGACGCTAGCGTTGTCGCTGCATTATTTGTAAATTGTAAATTAGACATAGATACTATCCTATTGTATTATAGTTAATTGGTGACCCATTCACTGCTTTTGTATATACCGATCGATAATACGTTTTAGTTAATGTATTAACCGTTTGAATTGAATCTGTTGTTAATGTCGGAGTAAAATGAAATAGAACAAACACATTAGCAGATTCTGGTCTTGTAAATGGTGGGGCTTGATAATCAGCTACACCTCGTACAAAGTCTTGCGGTTGTCTGGTTTCCCAACACCGCTCATCAACCATAAAACCATCCCAACGTTTACGAAGCTCACCGGACTTAACAATGCGTCCACATGATTCACAAATACAATTCCAACTACCTCGGACATAGTTTGATTGATAGCTCATAGCTTATACCAGACTAGCATCATAAATTGGCAAATCACCAACACCAACATATGTATTACCTTGTGTAGTAGTAATAGTCATTTCAAGTCTATAAGTGACCTCACTGATTCCATTAACTACTCTTTGAGATGCTGTCATATTAGAGATAACAGCTGTTCCACTTAATATTGCAGATGGACTTGGATCAGTACCATTCATTACAATTACAGAACATGTAGCTGTAGAAATAGTCTCAGAGGGGGATAACACTTGCGAAAAGTCAAATGTAAATAACTCGGACTCTGTAGTAATCTTATATGAAAAACTATCAGCCATTTGGATTCCTAAATAATAATATAATACGTGATTTAATAATAGATAATGATCTTTGTGCCGATCGAACCACACTAGTGGTATTTTTAGCAATACTAATTAATCGTTCTTTGGGCTGTACAATAAATGTAAACTTGGCAACAGCTCCAAACTTCTTAACAAACTCAGCTACTAAACTAAATAGTACAATAACATTAAGTGCAATTAATTTATTCATTGCTTTAATTATTGTTGCTACGCTAGTAGCTAGTGTTGATAAGTTCATAGATAATCCTTTATACATATTAGGTACTACAGTACTTGCGACTGTTAGGAATCTATAGAAGAGGAAGTGTACAACAATTGAAGCTGTACTAGTTACAACGCTTGTAATACTCTTATTTATTGTGTTAGATAAAGTAACGGCACTTGTTGTTAGTGATGTTAATAACTTTCCTACTCTATTAACTAATATACTTATGTTAGTAACTGCTAAT